ATTAAATTAAAAATGAAAAAATTAGAAAAAATAATTAAAGAAGCTATTTTAGAAGTAATTAATGAAGACGTATCTTTAGATCAAGCAGCTAAAGCAGCAGAATTAAATGCTCTTAATAAAAAAATTGTAGCATTAACTGCACAAAAATTAGCTATTACTTCTGGTAAAGATAAAGTAACTGAAATGGCTCGTATTTCAATAAAATATAAAATTGGAGATTTATCTAAATTAGATGATTTAAGTGATAAAATAAAAAATTCTAAAGGAGTAACAGGAATTATTGATTATTTACAAACAAACGGAGAAGCATCTGTTGCTGAAATTGCTAAAGAAAAATTTGATCGCCCTCAACAAGCAATAAATCCAATAGTACAATCCTTAGTAGCATCCGGAGTATTAGAACCAGTAGGTGGTACAGGTATTGCTGCATCTCGTATTGATAAAAAAACAGGCAAAGTAGCTCCTCCAACAACAAAACAAACTCTTGAACCTGAAGATTTCTTTATTGGTAAAGGTAAATTTGATGGTCCTGCTTTTGAACCAAGTGATGAAGAAGTAGCAGCATCGTTTGCTAGAGCTAGAGCTGCTGGAGATAGTGGAGAAGAAGAATTTGTTGCTAATTTAAAGAAAGATGCTCCAAAAGTAAAACCTACAATCTCTGATGAAGAATATGATAAATTGATGAAATTTTTAGATTATAATGAACGATTAAGAAAAATTGATAGTGCTCTTAGACAAAATAAAAAAATATCTAGAGGTGGTGATGATATGATTTCTAAAGACAGAGGTGAAGCAGAAAAATTATCAAATATGAAAACTGATTTAGAAAATCGTATTAAAGATTTAGTAGCAGGTAGTGAATATTTACAACGTCGTAAAGCACCTGAAGATAAGAATAAAAATAGGTAATATGAAATTATCACCAAAACAAATTATAACTATAGCTGTTGTCCTAGTGGCAGCAGCTATTGGCTATTATTTTTGGACTACATCTAAACCAAAATATATTCAAATATATCAAGCACAAATTGATTCAGCCCAAAATAATATTGATTCATTAAAAGTTGAGATTGTAAAATCGGATATTATTATAGATTCATTACATAAGGAAATAATTACAATTGATAAAGAAAATATTGTTCTTAAAGAAAAGATAGTTTTAATCAAACAAAAAGCTAATGAAAAAATTAATAATGTTGATAAGCTTAATATTAGTGAGCTTAACCAGTTTTTCACAGACAGATACAAATACTAAAGATAGTGTAGTTGTAATTCCAAGTAGAATTGCTAAATTAATAATTAAAGATTTAATTGCATATGATGCTACTAAACTAGAATTAAAAGCAACTCAAGAATTATTATTAAATACTGAAAATAAAGTATCTGCTCAATCTTTTATTATCAAACAATATGAGATTAAAGACGGTCAATGGAAACAAATGATTACTAGCTATGATGCTCAAGTTCTAGCTTATAAAAACATGACTACTGATCTACAGAAAGATTTAAGAAAATCTAAAGTTAAAGGATTTTACAATAAATTTGGATTAACAATAGGATTGGCAGCTGTAACATATTTATATATAACTAAATAATTTAAAAATGAAAATACAAATAAACGAAATTAAAAGAATGCAGCAACTAGCAGGCATCATTAATGAAAATTTAGTTAATATTGGAACTTATGTTTTAGATAATATGAATGATGAATATAAAGTTATAAGTATTACTCCTGATAAAATTATTTTAAAACCTATATCATTTGAAGGAGAAAATAGCATTTTTCCAGATGATTTTGGTAATAATGTTAATATTGATGAATTTTGGAATTATTTAAATAAAAAATAAAAACATTCTCTTCTCCCGAGGATACAGTGCCCTGAAAGCCCGCAATTTTTGCGGGTTTTCTTTTTGTTATATATTTATATACAATAACATCAATTGTATATGTCTGAACAAGAAAATATAAAAACCATAATAACCCAAGAGTACATCAAATGTAGTGTAGATCCAATCCACTTTTTCCGCAAATATTGTTATATTCAACATCCCATAAAAGGAAGAATATTGTTCCATTTATATCCCTTTCAAGAGGATGTGCTAAATGATTTTCGTAATCAACGTTTTAATATCATTAATAAATCTCGTCAGTTAGGTATATCTACATTAGCTGCAGGTTTTGCTCTACATACAATGATATTTAATAAAGATAAAACGATATTATGTATTGCTACTAAACAAGAAACTGCTAAGGGCATGGTTGATAAAGTACAATTTATGTACAATAATCTACCTAAATGGTTAAAAGGAAATAAAAAACCAATTTCGGATAATAAATTATCTCTTAAATTAGCAAACAATTCTCAAATTATAGCAACCTCAGCAGCATCTGATGCTGGTAGATCTTATGCTGTATCTTTATTACTAATTGATGAGGCTGCATTTATTGAAGGTATTGATAAAATATACACTAGTATAAAACCAACAATTGCAACTGGTGGACGTATTATAGCATTATCCTCCCCAAATGGTATTGGAAATTGGTTCCATAGAATGTATACTGAGGCTCAAATGGGTGATAATGATTTTAATCCAAGAGAATTAAAATGGGATTTACATCCTGATAGAGATCAAATGTGGTATGATACTGAAAAATCAAATATGTCTACTCGTGAATTTGCTCAAGAGTATGATTGTGACTTTTTAGGATCTGGTAATTCAGTTGTAGAACCTGATACATTAAAATGGTATGAAGAAAACCATGTTATTGATCCTATTGAACATAGATTTTTAGGAGGAGATTTCTGGGTATGGAAATATCCAGATTATAGTAAACAATATATGGTAACAGCCGATGTTGCTCGTGGTGATGGAAATGATTATTCAGCATTCCATGTTATAGACGTAGAAGCATGTGAACAAGTAGCTGAATTTAAATCTCACATCGGTACTCGTGAATATGGACATATGTTAGCGTCCGTTGCTGCTGAATATAATAATGCTATGTTAATAGTAGAAAACGCTAATATTGGTTGGGATGTTGTAAATACTATAATTGAAAAGGGATATCAAAATTTATATTATTCACCTCGTTCATATGGAGATATGAGTATGGACAAGTATCTTGATAGATTAGAAAATGATCAAGTAGTTCCTGGATTTACTAACTCAGTAAAGACGAGACCGCTTGTCATCTCCAAAATGGAATCGTATATTAGGGAAGGTGCTTTTATATTCCACTCAAAACGTTTATTAGAGGAATTAAGAGTATTTATTTGGCACAATGGTAAGGCACAAGCTCAAAATGGATATACTGATGATTTAGTATTAAGTTGTGGTTTTGGATTATTTCTAAGAGATACAGCATTAAAATACCAATCAGCAGGAATGGATATTACTAGAGCATCTTTAGCAGGAATGTCAAAAACCGGTTATGATAGTATTTACCCAACTATGCCAGGTGGATTTATTAATCCATACGAAATCGATAATGGTATGGGAGGTAAAGAAGATATAAGGTGGTTATTTTAATTTTATAATATTTATTGAATATACAATACTAACAAAAAAACATGGCTGATAACAATCAAGGAGGATTATTTGGAAATTTAAAACGATTATTTAGTACTGACGTTATTATTAGAAATGTTGGTGGTAAACAATTAAAAGTATATGATACAGATAATATTCAAGCTTACGGAAACGTAAAAACAAATGCCCTAATAGATAGATTTACTAAGTTACATAGATACGGAGCTAATATGCCGTACAATCCAACTATAAATTACCAAACACTTCGTATTCAATTATATACTGATTATGAAGCTATGGATACTGAATCTATTATAGCTTCTACACTTGACATCATTTCAGATGAATCAACATTAAAAAATGAAATGGGTGAAATATTACAAATTAAATCCCCAGATGAACGTATCCAAAAAATATTATACAATTTATTTTACGATATATTAAATGTTGAATTTAATCTTTGGTTATGGATTCGTAATATGTGTAAATATGGTGATTTTTATTTACATATGGAGGTTGCAGAAGGATTTGGTATATATAATGTAACACCATTATCCGTATATGATATGATTCGTGAGGAAGGTCAAGATCCTCAGAATCCATCTTATGTTTGTTTTAGAATTGACCCAATGGTTATTGCTGGAGGTGGTTTAAATTCAAGAGTAAAAGATAGAGATGGTAAAATTAAATTTGAAAATTATGAAATTGCTCACTTCCGTTTATTAACGGATGCTAATTATCTACCATATGGTAGATCATATATTGAACCCGCACGTAAAACTTATAAACAATATATTTTAATGAAAGATGCGATGATATTACATCGCATTACTAGAGCGCCGGAAAAACGAGTATTTTATGTTGACATTGGTAATTTACCAAATGCTGAGGTTGATGGATACATGGAGAAGTTAAAACAAAAAATGAAAAAAACTCCATATATTGATCAGGCAACTGGTGAATATAACTTAAAGTATAATGTTCAAAACCTAATGGAGGATTTTTATATTCCTCAACGTGGTGGTAATTCAAATACCAAAATTGATACTATTAAGGGATTAGAATATGGTGCTATTGAGGATGTTTTATTCTTAAGAGATGAAATGTTAGCTGCTCTTAAAGTTCCTAAAGCATATTTTGGATTTGAAAAAGATTTAACTGGTAAAGCTACATTAGCTGCTGAAGATATTAGATTTGCTCGTACTGTTGAACGTATTCAACGTATTGCACTATCAGAATTATATAAAATGGCTTTAGTCCATTTATATACTCAGGGATTTGATGGTGAAGCATTATCTAATTTTGAATTATCATTAACTGTTCCTTCAATTATTTATGAACAAGAAAAAGTAGCATTATGGAAAGAAAAAATCCTATTAGCTAAAGACATTCAAGATAGTAATTTAATGCCTACTGATTGGATTTATCATAATATATTCCAATTCTCAGAAGATCAATATGATGATTATCGTGATTTAATAATTGAAGATCAAAAACGTAAATTCCGTTTATCTCAAATTGAGAATGAAGGAAATGATCCAGCACAATCAGGTAAATCATATGGAACACCTCACGACTTAGCTACATTATATGGTACAGGAAGAAATGGAGTTGGAAGTGATGGTTCAGTCCCTCCAGGATATGATGAAAAAAATCCTGTTGGACGTCCTAAAGAAAAAGCATCTATTATTGGAACACAAAGAGATCCATTAGGTAAAGATAGATTAGGAAGTATAGAAAATTCTACTTTATATACACCTAATAAACCTGAAGAAAGTGGAACTCCAAAAGGTGGTTCTCCTTTAGCATTAGCTGAATTATATAGAAATAAAGATTTATTGAAATCTATAGTATTTAAAAAATCAATTGAATTAGATAAAACCAATATGCTAGATGAAGAAAATATTAAGAATTTATAATACTTATATATTTATAAATAGTATATCTCTGACTACACAATATATAAAATGCGTATAAAGCATAGTAAATTTAAAAATTCGGGAATTCTATTTGAACTATTAGTTAGACAAGTAGCATCAGATACAGTATCTGGTAAAGATTCTCCTGCTGTAGATTTAATTAAAAGATACTTTTCTAAAACCGAATTAAACAAGGAATATAAAATATATCAAATCTTAGTTAATTCAACTACATTAACTGAAAGTAAAGCAGAATCATTAATTAACGCTACTATAGAATTATCTTCTAGATTAAACAAATCTACATTACGTAAAGAAAAATATAATCTAATTAAAGAAATTCGTGAAAAATATGATATTGATGAATTTTTTAAAGCAAAAATAAATAATTATTCTCAATATGCTGCTTCATATAATTTAATTGAAGCACATAATTCACAAGAATTTATTGATCCTTCTAGTATTGTAGATAATAAAGTAACTTTATTGGAACATATATCTCGTAATTTAATAAATAAAGATGAAGCTAAAAATAGAATACTAGAAGAATATTCAGGTATGGATAAGGGTACTCGTATATTAGCGTACCGTATGTTGCTTGAAAAATTTAATGAAAAATATTCTGAACTTTCCACATCCCAAAAATCAATATTGAAAGAATATATTAATAATATTTCTAACACTACTAAGTTAAGAGAATTTGTTAATAATAATATAGAAAAATTAGTAATCGAGTTAACAAAATTAATTCCTACTATTGAAGATAAAACTATTCAAATTAAATTGATTGAAGTAATTACTTTATTAAAACCAATTGAAAAGAAATCTAATGTAAAGGATGATAATATT